GACATGACACCGATCGACCCGATCCAAGAGAACCAAAACATTCTCATGGGCAAGCCGGTCAAGGCGTTCATCGAGCAAGATCACAAGGCCCACATCCAGGTTCACATGCTGGCCATGCAGGACCCACAGATTGCTCAAATCATCGGCCAGAACCCGCAAGCCCAGGCTTTGCAGGCCGCCATGATGGCCCACATCAACGAGCACGTGGGCTTCGAGTACCGCCGCCAGATGCAAGAGCGCATGGGCTTTGCAATCCCCGGCGACGAAGAAACCAAACACCTGGACGAGGTCACCTCGAACCAGATCGCCCTTATGGCTGCCAAGGCCTCCCAAGAGCTGTTCCAGCAACACTCCCAAGAGGCTCAAGCCCAGCAGGCTCAGCAGCAGATGCAAGACCCGGTCGTGCAGATGCAGATGAAAGAGCTGGAAATCAAAGCACAGGAACTGCAACTCAAGGCTCAGAAGCAACAGATCGAAGCCGCAGAGAAGGCAGACCGCATCCGCGTCGAAGAGGCCCGGATTGCAGCCCAGAAAGAAATTGCCGCTATGCAAGTCGCTGCATCTACCGCGACCGCAAAGGCAAAGCTATCGGCCCAGCAAGAACTTGAGGGGACGAAGATCGGCGTGCAAATCGCCAAAGACCGGGCGCAAGCCAGAAAACCTAACCCGACCAGGAGCTAAATTTGAATGATGTCATCCATGCGTTATCGCATGTGCAAAAAGAAATAGAGAAGTACCGGCAAGAGCAAGTTGCCTTTCTTGCTGCCAGCCGTGCCGACACGTACGACGAGTACAAAAAAGTCTGCGGAGTAATCCGAGGTCTCAACTACGCAGATCATGTAATCAACGACCTCGTGCAAAGGATGAATAACGATGAATGACATCAACCCGGCCCTGGCCGTTGATCTTTCCAAGATTATCAACAAGCCGGCAGAGGAGAAGGCAAAACAACTGCCAGACCCCAAGACCTATCACATCCTCACCGTCGTCCCCGAGGCGATGGAAGAGTACCAAGATAGCGAAGTTGGCTTGATCAAAGACTCCAAGACGATGCACTACGAGGAGGTCCTGACCCCCGTGCTGTTCGTCGTCAAGCTGGGTCCCGACTGTTACAAGGACGCCTCCCGTTTCCCGAGCGGCCCGTCCTGCAAGGAAGGTGACTTCGTCATCGTCCGACCGAATTCAGGCACCCGCCTGAAGATTCATGGCCGAGAGTTCCGCATCATCAATGATGATTCGGTCGAGGCTGTTGTCGAGGACCCGCGCGGCATCACCCGCGCTGCATAAGGAGCATAAATGGCAAACCAATTCAAAGGTGGCGAAGAGTTCGAGTTCCCGGATGAAAAGGCCGAGAAGAAGGACGAAGAGCTGAAAGACGAGATTGAGCTGGAGATCGAGGACGACACTCCGCCGGAAGACCGTGGCCGCAAGGCTGCACCTCCTCCCAAGGAGCCGACCGACGAAGAGCTGGCCTCGTACAGCGAAGACGTCCAGCAACGCATCAAAAAATTCACACGTGGCTACCACGACGAACGCCGAGCCAAAGAGGCCGCCGAGCGTGAGCGTCAGGCCGCAGAAGAATTCGCCCGTAAGGTCTACGAAGAAAACCGCCGACTGAAAGAACAACTGAAGTCCGGCAGCGAAGTCTTCATCGAGACCTCCAAGTCCGCAGCTCAGGTCGAGCTGGAAGCAGCCAAGAAAAAGATGAAAGAGGCTTTTGAGGCTGGCGACGCTGAGGCACTCGTGGCCGCGCAGGAAGAAGTTGCAAAGGCAACCCTGAAGGCCGACAAGGCCCAGACCATGAAGCCCGTGGAGCTGGAGGACGAAGGCGAGTTTAAACCTGCACGCCAGGAAGAGCCCAAGGTCAGCCCGAAGACCAAACGCTGGTTGGACAAGAACAGCGACTGGTTCGGAGTTGACGACGAAATGACTATGTTGGCGATGGGACTTGACAAAAAGTTACAAAGACAATATGGTGCTGACTACATTGGTACGGATGATTACTTCAAAGAGATCGACCGCACCATGCGCAGACGATTCCCTGATTACTTCAGGAGCAATGAGGATGATGACGATCCTCCACAGAATTCGTCAGAACCGGCTGAGGATGAAACCCCGCGCCGTGCCTCAAAACCAAGTACTCCTGTGGCCCCGGCTACTCGTAGTACACCGCCGAATCGCGTAAAGCTGAAGGCATCCCAAGTTGCGTTGGCTCGCAAGCTGGGGATCACTCCAGAACAATACGCTAAACAGGTTGCTTTGCTTGGAAGGAATTAAAAATGGATACTGTGGAACAAAACCGTAAATCTCGCACCGCTGACTCCCGCGAAGTGGCGTTTAAACGTCCTGAAGCATGGCGTCCGCCCGAGACCTTGCCTACGCCTGATGAGCGTCCCGGATGGAAACATCGTTGGGTTCGTCTCAGCACCATGGGCACGGCCGATCCCAGCAACATTTCCTCCAGGTTGCGCGAAGGATATGAGCCCTGCAAAGCAGAGGACTATCCTGAGCTAATGATGCACGCCGCTACTGAAGGCCGCTTTAAGGGTGGCATTGAAGTGGGCGGGCTGTTGCTCTGTCGCATCCCTGAAGAGTTCCTGCAACAACGTGCCAACTGGTATGAGTCGCAGAACAAAGCTCAGATGGAATCGGTGGACAACAACTTCCTTCGTGAAAATGATCCTCGGATGCCTCTTTTCTCTGAGAAGAAGACCAAGGTCACTTTCGGTTCTGGTACTTAAATTGGAGTCTTAACATGGCTTATCCCACCGTCTCGGCCCCTTACGGGCTGAAGCCGATCAATCTGATCGGCGGTCAGGTGTTTGCCGGCGCGACTCGCCAACTCGCCATTGCTTCGGGTTACAACGCAAGCATTTTCTATGGTGATGTGGTGAAGGTTGTCTCTGGCGGCACCATTCAAAAGGACACTGGCACTACCACGGCTACCCCCGTGGGCGTGTTCCTCGGCTGCTCCTACGTCAACGCTCAAGGTCAAGTGATCTTCGCGCAGTACTTCCCCGCAAACACGACTGCCCCGACTGGCACCGTTATCACCGCTTACGTGTGTGATGATCCAGACCAGTTGTTCAAGGTTGTGAACGTCGCTGGTACTACCGCTGATGACGCTTCCTCTGGCCTGCTGCCCGCTTACCTGGGCCGCACGATGATCGGTTCCAACGCTCAGTTGGTGCAAAACACTGGCTCCACTGCATCCGGCGACTCCAAAGTTGCTGTTTACACGGCTGCCGGCGCTACCACCACTGCTTCGCTGCCGGTCCGCATCGTCGACGTTGTGCCTGATACAGCGAACTCGTCTGGTAACTTCTGTGAAGTCATCGTGAAGTGGAATGCTCCGTATGTCGTTTCCGACAACAGCACCACCAGCGTCGTGACCGGCGGACACCAGTATCTCAACCCTGTTGGCGTCTGATCAAAGGAGTAAAAAATGGCTATTTCACGCGCACAACTGCTGAAAGAGTTGCTCCCTGGTCTGAACGCCCTGTTCGGTATGGAGTACTCGCGCTACGGCGAAGAGCACAAGGAAATCTACGAAACCGAGACCTCGGAGCGTAGCTTTGAAGAAGAAACCAAGCTGTCTGGCTTCTCCGCCGCTCCGGTGAAGAACGAAGGCAGTGCCATTGCGTATGACAATGCGCAAGAGGCATGGTCGACTCGCTATACGCACGAAACCATCGCCCTGGGTTTCTCGATCACCGAAGAGGCGATCGAAGACAACCTGTATGACAGCCTGTCGGCTCGTTATACCAAGGCTTTGGCCCGTGCCATGGCTTACACCAAGCAGGTGAAAGCCGCCGCTGTGCTGAACAACGGCTTCTCGTCCAGCTACCCCGGTGGCGACGGCGTGAGCTTGTTCAACACCGCTCACCCCCTGGTGTCTGGTGGCACCAACAGCAACACGCCCGCCACCCAAGTTGATCTGAACGAGACTTCCCTGGAAGCCGCCGTGATCCAGATCGCAGCTTGGACCGACGAACGTGGTCTGCTGATCGCCGCCAAGCCCCGCAAGATGGTGGTTCCTCCGGCCCTGATGTTCGTTGCCAAGCGTCTGCTCGACACCGAACTGCGTGTGGCTACTGCTGATAACGACATCAACGCTATCAAGCAGATGGGTGCCATCCCTGAGGGTTACACCGTTAACCACTTCTTGACCGACCCGAACGCATGGTTCCTGACCACCGACGTTCCGAACGGCATGAAGCACTTTGTCCGCACCCCCTTGCAGAACAGCATGGACGGTGACTTCGACACTGGTAACGTGCGTTACAAGGCCCGCGAGCGTTATTCGTTCGGCTGGTCTGATCCTCTGGGTATGTGGGGCTCCAGCGGCTCTACCTGATACTAAACGTATCAAAAAAGGGGGCTCCGGCCCCCTTTTCTTTTTTGCT